GCCGGTCCTTGCTGAGGTACAACATGCTTAACATCACTGCGAATTTAGCACAGCAACGTGCGCTCGACATGTTACGACGCGACTGGAAACAGTACAACTCGTTCATGGTTTACAGCCCTACAGGTAGCGGTAAGACGGGACTAAGCGCGTTTATTACTGACGGTTTCGTTTCCCGTGGCATGCGTGTCCTGATGGTCTGCCCGTACACGGTACTTATTACCCAGACTGCCAAGCGCTTTGCCCAATATGGACTACCTGAAGAACAGATCGGGTATATCTGGCGCGATCACCCGAATCACGACCCTGAGCGGCTGATTCAGATTGCATCTGCTGATACCCTAATCCGCCGTGACTTCCCGGAAAATATTGACCTGCTGATCATTGACGAAGCCCACCTTCGCCGCAAAAAAATGCTCGAAGTTATTAAGCACCTTACTGAAGAAACCAAAGTGAAGGTGATCGGCCTGTCTGGTACTCCATTTGCGCCATTCCTCGGCAAGTATTACCAGCGCCTTATCAAGCCGACCACCATCAAAGAGCTGATGCAAAATGGCGTTCTGTGTGGTTATGAATTTTTCGCACCGACTAAACCTGATTTGAGTAAGGTTAAAACCACCCGCTCTGATGAATACGGCTCCGATTTCAAAGAGGATGAAGTGGCCGAAATCATGTGCGGTTCTGCATTGGTTGGCGACATTGTCAGTAACTGGCTGGCGCATGGGCGTGACCTACCGACAGTGGCCTTTTGCGTGGACGTAAAGCATGCAAATTACGTCACGATCAGATTTAACGAGGCTGGCGTAAATGCTGAGGTGATCACCGCTGACACCCCTCATGAAGACCGCCTGATGATTATTCACCGCTTTGAGCAGGGCGCTACAAAGATTCTTGTCAGTATCGGTACTCTCATCGCCGGTTTTGACAGTGACGTGCGCGCCATCATCTATGCCCGACCTACCAAATCAGAAACCCGCTGGTTGCAGACAATTGGGCGCGGCCTGCGAACAGCTCCGGGCAAAGATGCCTGCCTGGTATTCGATCACTCTGGTTCAGTGATCCGCCTCGGGTTCCCCGACAGCATTGAATATGACGAACTGCCATCAAAAAGCGACGGTATGAAAGACGCTGCCGCACAGAAAGCAGCAGAGAAGCTGGAAAAACTCCCGAAAGAATGCACCCAGTGCCACTTCATGAAACCAGCTGGGGTTTACGTTTGCCCTAAATGCGGATTTAAACCATTGGCCGGTGAAGATGTTGAGACGGATACCACTCGAGGTCTGAAGCAGCTGAGCGGTAATAAAAAAGCGCCCACGCTGAAGGAGAAACAATCTTGGTGGTCGCAGATCATTTTCTATCAGCGCCAGCGCGCCATGCAGGGTAAGCCGGTGAGTGATGGCTGGTGCGCTCACACCTTCAAAGACAAATTCGGTACTTGGCCTAAAGGTCTCAGCAGCCATCCAGTGCAGCTGTCACCTGAGGTCAGCAATTACATTCAACACAAACGCATCGCCTTCGCTAAGGGGACCAAAAAGCAGAATGCTCAAGATGTTCAGCCGGTACTCAAACTATCATGCGCGCCACCGGCCACAGCTGCAGAGAGAACAGCGCAACTTATTAAAATCCGTCAGCAGTTATTAAATCGAAATGTAGGAGAAAATCTTTGAAAACACGTGACGCAGCAATAGGGCAATGGCCGAAGATTCTCGACTACTACGGTTTACCTCCGATCACCGGTAAGCGGCATTTCAAAGGTAAGTGCCCAATCTGCGGGAGTAAGGGTAAATATCGCTGTGATGATATGGAAGGGCGCGGAACGTTCATTTGCACCTGCACTCGCGGCGATGGCTGGAAACTTCTGACGCTGACTCAAAATAAAGATATCAAAGATTTGATGTCTGAAGTCGATGAGATTATCGGCAACATATACGATTCAGAGCAAAAGCAGCTGGCGCCGATGAAAACGGATGTCATTAAAACTCGTGAGCGGGTGATCAATATGTTTTCCCGGATGACATCACTGGTACGTACAGACGGTGAGAAGTACCTGAACAGCAGGGGGATATTTGAAATGCCGCCTGAGTCAGTTCGTTACTGCGCCTCTCAGAAGGCTGCAAATGGTTCTGCGCATCAGGCTATCTGGTCACTGGCCACAGATGATAAAGCCAATCTTTGCTACCTGCACCGAACGCTACTTGATGGTGATAAGAAAGCCTCCGTACCGGCCTCGAAAAAGCTTACTTCGCTCCAGGAAGAGAATGTCTTGAAGTATGCCGAATCCGTGGCGATCCGGATGTTCCCGCCAGCAACAACGCTTGGCATTGCTGAAGGCATTGAGACGGCGCTCTCCTGCAAAAAAATCTACGGCGTGAATACCTGGTCAGTCATCAACTCAGGTTTCATGGCTAAATTTCGTGTGCCTGCCGGCGTCAAACATCTGATTATCTTCGCGGATATGGATCCTCATTCAGCAACTGGTCACGCCGCCGCTTTCGCATGCGCCCACGCTAATCTGGTAGCAAAAAATGACCTCGAAAAGGTCAGTATTCGATGGCCGGATCGGGGGGATTTCAACGACATGATGCTTACTGGCTGTGAAGTAAGAGAGCAGCCATTCACCAAGAAGGTAGCCGCCTGATGAAACTGGAAAACGCACTGAAGCAGTTCAACCCTAAAACCCAGACGTTCACAAACGTGCCGCCTGCTACTGCATCGGATTCACTTTCGGGGCCTGACCTCGCTGCCAGTATGGGAATGGCAGAGGCAGAGGCTGAATTCGGTATGGGGGCTTTCCTCGGTAAAAACGGCATCAGTCAGGAAGATGGGCTGCGCACTATTGAGCGCCTTGCTATTTATGCGATGAAAAACACCGGTAAGCACGTCGGGAAAGCAGCTGGCCGCAGGATGGCGCATTGCATGGTGATCCTCGCGAAGATGGCTTATGCGGAGTATTGCCAGTCTGCGGGAAGCACAAGCGATTGCCCACATTGCCAAGGTCAGGGACTCATCTCAAAGGTGCACGAGGTGACAACTTATAATGGTTATGTCGGTGCTGATGGAGAAGAGAAAATTCCGCCAGTTGTAGAGAACCAGCGTGTTTATGTACTGTGTCAACACTGTAATGGGAAAGGGGAAATTTCTCACCGCTGTCGCTGTAATGGTACCGGCCGCGTGCGTGACCTTGAGAAATCCAGCCTGCTCGGCGTTCCGGTCGATAAGACTTGTGATCGGTGCGCTGGCCGGGGATTCAAACGGACTCCATCCTCAACCGCGTATGCGGCAATTACTGCGTTGCTCCCAGAATTGACTCAATCGTCTTGGTCACGTAACTGGAAACCGCTGTATGAGTCGTTGGTGACGAAATGCGAGCAGGAAGAGAATCACGCTGATGCAGTATTCCAAAGAATAACGAGTAGATAGGATGATCGGGGATCTTAACGTCATTTTTATAAGTAAGTCTTGCATTTTGCATAAACTTGGCGTAATTTCTCTAAATCATGGGCGTTTCTGTAGATGACCCCACACGAAAAACATAATAAACCTCGCTCATGCGGGGTTTTGTCTTTTGTGGGCATATGATATTTTTATGCTGTTGCAGTGAATCCTACCTATGCGGTAGGGCTGATAAGCTAAACCCTTAGTGAGAAGACAGCGAACCACGGTTAGCTTACCAACGGTTCACCGGGAGGCACCCGGCACTGCAACAATCAAAAAATGCTTTTCAGTCTGCGAAGATGGGATTACCCGGAGTGATTGGAAAGCACATTCGCATGAGTGTTGGGAATTTCATTGATACGCACTATCGATCCCCAAACTCTCAGCGCTCAGCCGAATGAGCTTTATAACCCTCCTCTTGTGCGGGTTTTTGCTTTCTGCATAACAGACAAGCTGCCTGACGAATTGAGCCGTATCGCGGAACACTCGTGTTGTGAAACAGGCAGCTTTTCGTTGTGATGAAATACATAACCGTAGTGGGCGGGCGTTAACCGCCTGACAAATTCTTAGGGCTGCCAAATTGGCGGCCTTTTTTTATGCCTCAATGACTACGCACCCAACCGGAAACCCGGAGGGGGAGAATATGAAAATGGACGAAAAATACAGTAACGCTACATATGGTGGTGCTGGAATTACGGCCTTCTTTGCAAGCTTATCCCTTCAGGATTGGGGCTTTATCGCTGGCGT